GTTTCCCAGTCACGATCACGTTTTTCTTGAGAGGAAAATTAAGTTTACGGCCACCTGCGGTTTTAACCCAACCACGTCGATAAGCCCGGCTCTCTGCTTCTTTAGCCAATAATCGAATATATGGGGCACGCTCATCAAACTTGTTTATGATTTCTTGGGCTTCCTTACCTGCGGTTTCCCAAATGTACCCGTCCTCAGCTTCCTGGCGTCCTTTTAAAGCTGCTTCTTGTGTATCGTAATAGTATTTTCTAGCTTGTCGTCCACGACCAATTTTCAAGCACCAACGGGTAGGCAAGCCACACTTACGTGCCAAGCTGGCTCCACCCATTCCATAACAACGTCCCAGAAAAATTTCCTTGGCGAATTTACGTGGCTGTTTGGTAATATCGGCCATGAATTGATGATTATCTATTAAAGGGTTATCCCAATACGCATTAGCTGCCTCGCTGGCACCTGGCAGACCAGCCAGGGCAGCATAATGCGTTGTCCATCTAGGTTCCTGTTGGGAATAGTCATTACAAAACCACACACAACCTGGTTCAGGGATAAAAATTTTGCGCCACTCCCCCGCTATTAAAGGATCCTTGTCAGGACTAGGTTGTTGTTGCATGTTGGGATCTCCGGCACTAATACGGCCAAAGCGAGCACCCGCCATGTCTCCATCATCGTCTTCCCTGCGCATTTGGTTAAAGGTACAATGAATTCTACCATTGACCATATGCTCAATTATAGACTTTACGAATGTGGTGCGAATTTTATTAAACTTTCGTGCCTGGGTTAAGGCAGCAACAGCAGGATGATCAAATTGCTCTAACACTTCCTTCTTTATTGAAGGCTTACCGGTTTTGGTTTTCGGTAGTTGAATTCCCAAATATTCGAACACCGGTAATAAAGCGTTAACTTTCCAAACGTCACCAACTTTTATCCTAACGCCAGTTTGGGCATGAACCTGATTTAGAAATTCTCCTTCCTGCTTTTTAGACCAATCGGACATGTAACCCAATTGATCCTGGTCGATCAGTACCCCACGTTGCCGCAATTTCAAAAGAGCCGGCAGCACCCGGCTTTCTATATCCCAGATGCCCCAAAGGTCTTTGTCGTCCAGAATTCGCTCCTGTCTGCGTAACACGGCTAAAGGCCGTTCAGTATCTCCAATGGCGTAAGGCCCAACAAAACGTGCCGGCAATTTCCATAGATCAGATTTGGGATCGAATTTATATTCAAGTGCAGCTTGGCGCAGTAGGGTTTCATCCTTACCAGGCAACCCATGTCGAATACAAATGTTTTCCAGGCTATAGCTGTTGTGCAATTCATTGATTAAGGGTTCGGCTATTTGCACATCCCGGTAGCGGACATTGCTATTGAACTTCAGCTTTTGGAATTCAAGAAAATCCAGGTCGTACATCAAATTGGCCCCTACCACCTCACCTTTAAAATCCAGCATGTTACGGCGCAGGTAACTGAAGATTTGTTCCTTATCTAAGTTATCTCCGCCAGCATGGGCAAAGGGCAGGTAATGACTTGGGCCGTCTTCTATACTAAAACTAACACCCACCATATATCCATTACGTCGCACACCAGGTCCAGTTTTCTTCAAATCTGGATCGCAGGTTTCGACATCGACCGCCACCCTCTTGGCTGCTCCCCAAGAGGGAAGGTCGGTCATGTTGGGAGGTCTCCAGTCTGATTTAGGAGGGAACATCACTGTCTGCATTAGGCAATCTCGCCTTTCCTTTGTCATCACTCTCAGTTAAGCGCACCCAATCATTGGCTGCACGCAATACATTTTCTCTATGTTCGTCAACTCCGGTGCGGATAGCGGCGGGATCCCGTTCGGCAATGGCTGCTATTAATTGACCGGCAACATTGCTTAATATAAACAATACTTGCTCACCGTCGCAATCCTTAAATTGCTCCATAACTCTTTTTAATACTGAATCATTGCTTTCTCGAAACTCAGTCTGCGCCATGAGTGGTTCCTTCTTGCTTGGGCCTGGATGGCAGTTTATACGTACCCATTTTGGAAGCATCTTTATAAAGTGCCTGAAGTTTACCCAATGCAGCACGAGCAAAGAGATGACCGCTAAAGGCACACACCACCAAGTCCTTTATAATAGAAACTTCTGCATTATCCAGGCCATTGGCTGCTGCAAATTTATCTACATGACTATCACTAACATTTGCATCAAAGCTGGGTTGGAAATCGTTCTCTTCCATTTCATATACCAATTTCTCAGTATAGTGTATGGCTTTTTGCAAATCATCTAGTGGCTGGCCTTTTTTCCGCCATCGAGCTATGTACTTAGTGGCGCAACCAACCAGGTAGCAAAGGCCATTCTCGGTGATAAAGTCCCAATGTTGATATTCTGATTTTGTGTAATGATTGCCGGCCACTTGCCGGTTATTTGGGTTGTTCATTAAAAACTACCTCCATTAGATTCGATTTTACGTTAGGCGGAAAAGCTTTCAACTTGTTCAATTCTTGATAATAGTGCAAAGCTGCACCTTCCAGCCCCAATCGTGAACCAAGGTTGAACCATTCTTCCAGTTTTTCAATAATTTCCCCTACAAATTGATTCCCCATCCAAAGTTGTTCAATACACCAGGTATAAAGTTCAAGCCGGTCGCAAATCAACAATTGTTCATCTTGTTCAGTTGTCAATTTCCAATAGCTTTGAATATCCAAGGTGTCAAGAATCTCATTGTCCATGTCCATAAGCTTGCGCCGGAGTTCTGCACTCTCCTTGATAACCGGGCTGGGGATATCACCAGTTATTAACTCTGGAACATCGTGGGTCAGGCATGCTTCAACAATGCGCAGCCAGCTATTAGGGTAAAGCTGCATGGCCAGTATAGCTACACCCCAACTGTGCTCCGCTACGGTATAACGACCCTGGTAAGGCACGGTATGGCACCGAGTCACGGCTCCACCACGACGAATAGTCAATACTTTCTCCACTAAATTCAAATCAAATTCTCCTTATCTAACGCTTTGCGCTTACGGCGAATTATCCATTCTTCGCACGCTATTCGCCAATCATTTATGGTAACTCTACGCAAATGCTCTAAAGCACGGTCGTAGCGATCAATCCCATCACCATATTGCTTAAAGGCCATCCAAGCATCGAACAAGGGCATTGCTGCTTCCCTAACCAATCTTGGCCATCCTTCCGGCCCTACTGAACGTTCCGTTGGGTCATTGACAAATTTCTCAATTCCGCGTAAAGTCCTCCAAGGGTCATTACCGAACATGTTTCTAGCCCGAAAACCTTGACGAAAATCGGGATTACCCTCATAGATTAACTGATTTTTCGGAATAGTCAAGCTGGCCTCCGAATGCATTAAGCCAGAATGCGGCTCAAGGTATAAATGCATATTGGTGCTAATTTGGTAATAACTGCCTTGTTTTACGCCAGGTACACAAGCTGCAATAAACTGATGCAGAAAGGCAAAATGTACAACATTGGCGCCAAGAGCTCCCCAAACAATATCGTTGCTACGATTAAATACAGTCATGTCCAATATCTCATCTTCAATCACGCTAAAGGTGATGCAAAGGTTGCAGGGAAAGTCCTTCCCGTCCTGGCCTAAATCATGAATTGGGTCCCACATTTGCATAACAATTCGTCGGTCTCTTGGGTTATCCGTTAAGGCACTAACAACCATTTTGATTTGGTCATGGCCGAAATGATGACGCCAACGATATCCATAGGCACCGTGAAATATATTTCCGTCGTCACTATAGTTAGCAATATTGCTGTTGAACAAAGCAGGAAACCAAACATCATTTCGCCCGGCCAACATCCATAAGGCTTCCATGATATGGAAAAAGGGATTAGCGTCCCGGCGCTCATTAAACAGCATCATTTCCCAAGGGCGCTCATAAGTAATACCGACCGGATAAGGGAAGCGCATAACGAGCCCATTGCGACTTTCTTCTTCATAGCCGTAGCGTCTAACATTATAAAGCACCTTGGGGAAAGCTTGATTTGCATTACGTGCGTTTATTGTTATCATTTTTCACCTCCATAAACATATACCTGCTTGGGCCTACCCTGCCCCATTCGAGCACGTTCATACTTATCGAATTCGCAAAGCGTATGTTCTACGGTTCGCATGTCCCACGGACGATCATCGAAAGGCCAAAGGCTCTTAAAGGTTCGGGCATGGCTAAGAATAAGGTGCATACAATTAATCATAAATTGTACATCCTGTTTTGAGTTCCTATTCAAATGACCCGTGTCCCAATCCAGCAAACGGCAAATACCGCGTGTAGCACCTGGTCCAGGATTAGCCCAGGTCATTATGCCGGGCATCTGGGTAAAAGGGCTATAGTGGTAAAGGTCAGTGACAATTTCATAGGCCATAAATGCGCCTAAGCGTGGAGCCTTCATTAATTCCGTATGTAAATCTTGAAGGCTAATGTCCAAACCATGGAATAATAAAGTATTTATAGATCTGTGATGAAATTGGATAAACTGGCCATAAGCCCAAAGGACTCCTTCCCACTTCTTCATGCCGGCTGGGGTGTTGATTATGTAAGCACCCGTCACTATGGGAATATCCTCCGCAACCAAGTCCTCTATTACATTAGTTGCCCAGGTATGGTCCCAATTGAGGTGGAGGTCATAAGTGACAAGCTCTTCCATGGTTCGAATGCGGTTGAACCAACGCAACAATGTCAGGGTACGGAGCAAGTGTTTTGGGCTTATACCTTCTGTTAATCGCCTTACAGCCTTGGTGACTTTATCGTCTTCCCGTTCAACATTGCAGAAACGATATTTACTGAGGACGGGATCACTAGTCCAGGGTGGCTCAATACCCTTCTCTTTATCGCGCCGAATATTCTCCCTGGCCTTTGCATAATTAAAGAATTGCTGGATTCGATGATTGTCCGGGCCTAATAGCAGAGCTAACTTATAGCTATTTGGTATAGTCTTTTTCATATGGCCAACAACCTCCGAATTTCTGCTTCAACGGCCGCACGATCACCAACAAAGGTATCCAGGCCAGCTTCGTCAAATTTTTTGAATGCGTTGATTGTTCCACGATATTTTTGACGGGTAGCCTTCTCCTTTACTGGAGGAGCATCAGGCTTTCTGCGTTGACGACGTGCATTAACATCAGCAATACATTTTTCAATATCGTAATCAATACGAAGGAAGTGCACCGGATGCTCAGTGGCAAGCTCCATGGCCCGGCGCGTTTCTGTACTGAGCAACAGCCCTTCATAAATCACGTCACAATTCCAGGCGAAACCTTCCCGGATTAATCGGTAAATTTCATCTTGCTTACTAATTGTGTCACACCCCCCTTCGGATCGTGACTGGGAAAC